ATCGTATCGAACTTCTCTTGTTCAAATGATAGTTGCGATACTGAGGTGCTGACCTATTACACTATTAAGAAAGATGACAATACGATCCACTACAGAGATGTGGAGGATGAGAATGATTCTCTTTAATCTGCTTTTCCTTTATTTAATCTAATTTCCCTTTCAAAAAAATAATCATATATTTCTTTTTTTAAGTATTTTGATTCTTTAATAGGTTTATTTAATATATCTGCAATTATCCCACAAAAATCTTCTCTGGTCAGATGGCAGTTATTTAAATCAATGTCGTAGTATTGAACGACATTTTCTTCTGTAATAATCCATTTATTGTTCCTCATATTTCTACTTCTCCTTTGTCTATTTTAAATACCTATTTAAGTTACCTATGGCTATGTGGTATGTACTGATGGTCAATCGTTTAACATTACCATCACTACATCGTTTAGCCATCTTATTTAACTGCCTGTTTATATCCTCTTTGATCAGATTCATTGCCTCCGCAGATACCTGTACACCATTGGTATTGAATATCTTTTTAACTTTGCTGACTTGTATCATTTTGATCCTCCGTATTATTTGAATTTGTGCAATTATCCAAAAGTGGTTCATCAATAGTACCTGTACCATTGCATTTCTCACACTTATCACAGTACCATCGTTCAATGATCATACCATACTGCTGATAAGACCTGTCAATCTCAAAGAAACCATCTCCATCACAGGATTCGCAGATCATTTTATTCTTCCCAAATAAAATCTTCGGGATCCTCATCAGTAATATTCTCTTTAATAAAGTCTAAACATTCATCATAATTGCTAAATTCCATTGGCTTGTTATTATTATCCAATAGATATTCATTTCCATTTATGGATATTCCATTTATAGGTCTTGCTATTAAGTATTTCATTTTATTCATCTTCCTCCTCATCTTTTATAAAAACAATGTCAATCGGTTCACCACATTCTTCGTCACCATCAAAATAGGTAGCTTCAAATGTCCAAGTGAATGATTCTCCACCATTTGCTAAATCTTGAAAACATTCCACATCTAATTGTCCTATAGGTACTTTAACTTTCACGATGTCACCTCTTTGAAATTGTCTGCACGAACTAAGGTTTTTACTTCGTAACTTTCGTTATAGCAATCATCCTGTCTTCCATATTTAATGTAAACTTGATATACATCATATTCTTCGTCTGTTTCTTCGTTGTACCCTCCTTCAATATCATCTATCTCTGCATAGGCAAACAATCCATTTGAACTTGATGGATAATTGGCTCTGAGATATGAATCAGCAATCTTGTTAAGTGCTGATTGAGTTTCCTCTGATACCTTCAAAGGGTTATTTTCTGTTTCATCCAACAGTAATCCATCAATGGATGTCTGCACAAAATTAAGTGCCTCTACCCATCCTTGATAGATGTCTTCATCTCTACCTTCACAATCTCTAACACCTTTTTCAGCATCTTCTTTAGCATCTTTGACCAATTCGATTAATTGATTTATTATGTCCTTCACTTCATTCCTCCTTTGTCTAATAATTTATTATTTAAGTCTATTGCAGTTTGCCTCCATTGATCTAATTCCATTCTGGCATTATCAAGTTTCTTCTTTAAATAAGAAATGATCCATACTGATACTGCAATTAAAAATATGTGTGATCCGTCTATCATTGTTAAGACTCCTTTTTTAAGATAAGTTGATGGAGGAAAGTTTAGCTATAGTCTTTGATTATATTTTGGATATCCTTTTTATTCCAAGAAAAGCCTTTTGGAGATATATCGTCATATAATTCTGGGCATAATATATGACTATAATCATCCCTCACTAATGGTAGAACAAATATCATTGTGGGATTATTGCCGATATAATCGTCAAACCACCATCCATAGAGATATTGCTCTTCGCATTTAAAGAATAAGTATTTATCAACTACTTTATAGCGTAGTAATTTCTTTTGAGGTAGATCACCTCCCATTCTTTCGCTGATGTATGAGGCAATAGATTCTTTATTATTTTTTATTTTATTAATCCATTTAGTGTATTCTGTCTTTTTGTCTCTTTTCATTTTATTTCTCCTTTGTCTTATTTGAATTATATTAAACTATCTTACCATTAATCTTTATGTATGTGCATCCTGCATTTGGCATCCCAAAATCATCCAATGGCTCAAATCCATCATATTCGCCATATAGCATTCCCTCGTAATAGCAGTTATCATCATCATCGTACATAGTGAATCTTGATGGATTTTCATTGATTGAAGTTGTTCCATTATATACTCCAACTTCATCCTTTAAAGAGTCTAAATGTACCTTAGTTATTTTCCAATAGTATTCCATTTTCTTTCTCCTATTTATTTATGGGATAATCTTCAATAAACTGCATCATATATTGATCTACGATCCTACTTGAATTCGTATCTAATACTCTGCACGTTCTTCTGAAAGTTTTGTAGATATCAGCATCCAGACTGAATGTCACACGCATTCTGGTGCTTTTTAAGGGCTTACGACCTCTACGTTTGGGTTTACTCACTTTGCACCTCCTTCTTAATGTTCAGCCTGTCTTGAGATTCCATCATAATTTCATTCAATCCCTTTAATACCTGTCTATCAGCAACCTGTGACATATGCACTAAGGTTTCTATTAGCCATTTATAACTATCTGACCTAAGAAAAGGTTTTCTAAGTGCATATAGGAAAGTTGGTATTATTTCTTTTTTTAATGCGTATTCCCAAGTTGTTTTCCGATATGACTCTACACTGTCGAATCTATCCAAGCATTTAGTGTCTTTCATTTTAAACCTCCGTATCTTTTCTCGTTTCTTTATCATAGCATACAGGACACTTGGCATATTCCATTCTACCATTGACTAGTTTCTTAGGTGGTTCGGCATAAGCAAAATCCTCAAAATCATCTCCAAACTCGACTCTGATAACCTCAACCGCATATAGTTTATCATAGTTTGCTTGTGTATTTCTCATACTTAAACTGTCTCTGTCTATTCTGCACTCAGCGGTTCTCTGCTCTATAGCATTAGCAAGTTCTATGAGGCTTTTATATTCTCGGAAATGAGCATACACTCCTCTGTTGTCCCGATATGTAATCCTCTGCATTTTTTTCACTTTGCACCTCCTTCGGCTTTGGCTATTGCTTTGCCATCAAGTATATCATCATTCAACCAGTCATTGACCCAATCACCTAATTCGTGCCTTCGCATTGCTATAGCCATTCTGCGAACCCTACCGATCACATTCTTATACTCTTGAAGTAACTCTGGTGCTGATGCTATGAGGTTACGATTAGCCTGTGTTTCTTCTTTTGATTTGTTACTGTGAAACAAGATTCTACCTCTCCAACATATTCCGTTGGTTTTTAAACTGTCACCATCCTGTTTATATCTTAGTGTTTCGCCAATCCAAAACCATTTACCTTCTGTATGTTTACTCATTCTATTTAACCTCGCTTTTTTTAAATTCAGCTACAAGTATGTCCATAATCCATTCGCTATAAAGATTGCCAAAGTTGTTTTGGTTCTTAATTCTTGAACGGATGAACTTGAAATTTTTTGATGTATAAAAGTCTTCATTATCATCTAAAACTTTTATATACATCTCGTGCCAAAATTTAAAATTCAAAATAATTAATCCCTCAATAGCCTCCATTTGCCCCTTAATAAAAGGCATCATTTCGTTAGTTAACTTCATTATTTAACCTCGCTTTTAATGATAGATTAAACCGATCTTGTTATTATCGGTTAATACGTTTAAATCGTTGTCACTTGCATTAATAAAATCACTATTAATCAAGTCTTCCTCAGTTTTAAATATTTGGGCGAATCTGTCCTTATTTTCATTAATAAGGTGGTCGACCTTACTTCCCTTCGAATAACAGAAAACAAAGTTATTAGGGGTAAATTTAAGGGCTTTAAATAGTGGTATGGATTTAGTATAGCCATAGAATATGATCTCAGGATTATTTACCGCTAATTTTATCCACTTCTGTAAATATTTAGGACTGTAAAAATCACCGCTTGAATGAATTCTAATATAATTTGGTTTCTTTTTATTTATCTCAATTTGGATCAGATCAGTAAAATTATCTTGCTTTGTTAGTGGGTAATTTGTTTCGTATTTATCACGTACATTCTTATATAAATATGTACCTTTTTTAGCAAAGCAAAATTTTATACACTCACTTGCAAAGGGGCAAATTATTTTACCTGTGATCGACTTCCAAGCGGGTAAATTGAATTCAAATACTCTTGTATTATTTAGCTTTGAAGTTTTCTTCATTTTTTGGTTAGTGTTAGTGAGTAAATTCATTATTTAACCTCATTTGAACTCTTCCAGTTCTTTTCCATACTACCAATTATCATTCTATTGTCAATATCCTGAAATTCTTCAATCTCTCTTGATAGCCTCTCCAATTCGTCCGATATAATCCCGTCTTCAAAGATCAGTTTTTCACCAACGATATAAACATACATATTTACAACGCTTTCAGCACTGCTTAAATCCGTTGTAACCTCTCCAAAGTGGTTTTTTTCGTAGTCTTGAACTATGCCGATAATATCAAAGGATTTATCACCTAACCACTTTTGAGCGGTATAATGCCCAATTATATAATAATCTTCATTAAATAATTGGTGGTGTAAATCCCCTTGATCCATCTTTAAGTAATCAGGATTATAATCTAATCCCTCTTTTATTCTTTCAATGGCATATTCTTTTATCTCATTTTCTTTATACATTTGATTTTCCTTTTGTCTAATTTTAAAATATTGTCTCAATCGTTACCAAATATTACAAAATCACGTTTCAGGCTGTCAATGTATTTAATTAAATACAAATAGAAGAGAGGGTATATATATACATTATATCTCTACATTATACAGAAATAGTTATTAATATATTTATATATATAGGGGTTTATATCTATATATCTATATAGAGACATTATATACATATAAGAGAGAGTGAATGAGGAATAAAGGAAGATTGGTTATTATTTAGCCCCAAATTGACGAAAAAACCTTATTTTGTCGACATAAAACCGCCTGTAATAATGCTATTGAATCCGATCCCATATAATAACCAGATACAGGACGTAGACCTGTCTTAAATTTAAATATTACTGAAGTTATGTGAGACTATACATTGTTTTTACGTGGTGAGGTGTTGAAACTGTCCAAACTTCCAACGGAAAACCATTGATTTTGATCCACGCAAACACGCACAAACGAGGGGGGGGGTGCGTTGCCCATAGGGGTGTGCCTAATGCACGTACTTACCCACTCCTTACATTATTTCGCTAAAAGGGCTTTTCATAATAGGGACTTAACTCATCTTTAGGGTCTACTCCAATAGGGTGATAAGTGTCATTAAGGGTATGCTTTTGTAGGGGCTTAATTTTATTAAGGGTATACTTTTGTAGGGTGGTTTTCCCTAAAAGGGCTTTTTGCGGTATTAGTTTAATTGCATTACAGGTTGTAATATTACGACATGAATAATCTCGTAAAACAACCAGTTCCTCAACTTGAGGATTTTATTCCTATAGGCAAGGCATTCCAGAGCATAGATGATATTGGGGTATTTTTGTTAAAGGTAGATGATTTCAAGGGTAGGTGGGCGTTAGCTTGTAAGGAGTTAGGTATTTCCACATATGCTGTAAAGAGGTTATTTAAGGAGAAGCCTGAGTACAGGCAGATGGTAGAGAGGATGCGTTCACATCATCAGGAGTTATATTACCAGAAGTTAGAGCAGAAGAGTGAGAGGAATGCTGAAGAGGATCATCGTGTAACTGAGAGGATATTTCAGTTAAACGCATTAAATCCTGCAAAGTACAAGCCTAAGAACGGTGGTGGTGTTACTAATAATATACAGATCAACACGACCAGCTTGCAGATTGGTGACAGGTCTGATTATATGCAGAAGGTACATAGTACAGGTGGGAAGAAGAAGGTTGAGGTTGCTACTCCAGATGAGCAGGCAGAGGTTTTAGTTACAAAAAGCAGGAAGAAAGTGAAGTTATAATGTTTCCTGTGGATGATATAGTGGTAGCGAAGGTTTTTATTGATAATTGGGATGAGTACACGTATATGACTGCTGTGGAGGCGTATGCTGACATATTTCATGTTATGGCGATGATGGATTTAGAGGGGTTAATTTTAGCTGATTTCTGTTATGTTTGTTAGTTAATGGAAGTTTATTTAGGTTTTAAGGATGAGGATGGCAATCCTACTCATCCGTTAGGACACCAGATGGATTACCAGAGTCATATTGGTTATGCTCGTCATGTTTTATTGGCAGGCAGTTTAGGTACTGGTAAGACTGAGGCTATGTGTTTAGAGGCAATTATGCAGTCTATGCACTATAATAATAATTTAGGTTTAATGGGTAGGAAGGTATTGGATGCGTATAAGAAGAGTACGCTGATACAGTTATTAGATATTGCTGGTAATTTGGTTGTGAGGCACAGTATTCAGGATCATGTTATTGAGTTTGCTAATGGAAGTAAGATCATATATATGGCATTAGATGACACAAGAGATGCTATACAGAGGATCAAGAGTATGAATTTAGGTTGGTTTGCGTTTGACCAGTTGGAGGAAGTTCCACAGGCAACGTATCAATCTGCATTAGGTCAGTTGAGGCGTAAGAATGCATCGAGGGTGAATTTTCACACTTGTAATCCTGCTGGTCACGATTGGGTATGGAAGAAGTGGAAAAAGAAGAAGAATAAGGATATAAAGGGTGGATACTATCTTGTTGAGAGTAAAACTTGGAGGGAGAATGTTCCTCCGCCAGAGAGTCAGAATGATGTCAGGCTGTATTCTGACAACCCTCATTTGCCATATGAGTATATAAAGACTTTATTGGACAATCCTCAACAATGGGTTAATCGTTATGTATATTGCAAGTGGGATGATTTTGCTGGCTTGGTTTATCCTATGTTTGATGAGAAGATGCATTTAATACCATCATTTAACATACCAGATTGGTGGAATCACTATATTATATATGATTATGGATATAAGAATCCTTCTGCAATATTATTTGCGGCTACTGATAATGAGGGTAAGATATTTATTTACGACTTAATTTACCAGACGGAGACAAGAATTGAGAGTTTAGCTGAGATGGTAAATGACAGGATTAATTCCAATATTTACTACACTTTTCTTGCTGATCCTTCTATTATGAGAACTGAGAGGGACGGCAACACCATAGCTGGGGAGTGGGAGGAATACGGAATATTCTGGCTGATGGCTAAGAATGATAAGAGGGCTGGCATAGACAGGATGTCTGGGAAGTTAGAGCCAGACAGGAATGATCATGTTGATATGGTATTTTTCGACAGACCTGCTATGCAACCTCTTATTGATGAGATTATGGAGTACAAGTGGAAGGAGTTGAGGTACGGAATTGAATCAAGGGAAAAGCCAGAAGAACCTATGAAGGTTAATGATCACGCATTGGATTGTTGCAGGTATTTAGTGCATCATGTTATGGATGCAGAGTTACCTGAGTCTAAAAGCGATACTTGGGGCAAGGCATTTTTCAATGCAAGAAAAAAGAACAGTAAAAACAGTTGGATGTCAACATGAGTGAATATAATGATATAAAAGAGTTTGATGATATTTTAAAGGCAATGAAGGCTAATGATGAGGGTTGGATGGACTCTGCCAGTGAGAGTGTAAAGTTTTACACAGGAGGTATGGGTACAGGTCAATGGTATGATGAGGATTTAGATGAGCTACAGAATGAGAACAGACCTCCATTGCAGTTGAATATTGTATTGCCGAAGGTTAATCTTGTTGCAGGTCTTGAGAGACAGCAGAGGACATACTGGAAGGCGAGGGCTGTAGATTATGAGGATGAGCCTACAGCGAGCCTGA